GTCTAAGATAGCGGGATAACCAAATTCTAAGAGTAAATTTCGAATCAGGAAAAGGATTTCTTTTAGAGACGTTTTTTTATCCAATAACCGATTTTTCGCTGCTAATTTCTTGTAAGCCATAAATAAAATCACACCATAAAAGGCAAAATATTCGGCAAAAGTGATTAAATAAGCTGTCGTCAAACCATCAAAGATTCGGTTGAATTGCGAACTCGCCAATGCTGCCGATGTTGCAGCGATTTCGGCATATTTATACCGATCAAACCATTCTTTGAAATTGGATTTAGTGAACATTGGTAATTTTTTGATTATTGATGTTTATAATCGAAAAAATGAAACCTACATAAATCCAAAATGAATTATGCAATTTCGTGACAAATATATAATATTAATCAGTATTTAAACATCATTTAAAAAGCCCTTAATAGGGCTTTTATTATGTACTCTTGCTACCGTTACGCTCCAACATCAATAAATCAGGTTTAAATATATCCTTGCCGTCCGTGTTAGGCTCAAACGTGCTGTATTCCTTTTGCTGTGGGTTCTTGATAATAATACCCGCGTGAATATCATACAAAGCCTTTTCTAACAGCCTTAACCCCATTGGCTGTAATTCGTGTTCCCACAATAGTTTTGCGGCCTTACGCGGCTCCATTGCGTACATTTTCGGGTCAATGAAACATATATCCTGGTACGCTATGTCGCCACGATCAATCCCGGAGTTAAGCCAAAACACTGTGCCGCCTGTTATAGCGTCACGCATACGAACCGCCCACTCAATAGAAGACCGGCCACGATGCCGGGGCAACAAACTTGGATGATAACCTATCCAACCAATATTAGCCTTATATCTCGTCCGGGTGCCAATATAATCAAACGAATGCGCAGTTATACCCAAATCAATATTATCGGGCAATGTGCCCTCCTTTAACGTGCCCCCGGGTACAACTGGAATATCAAACAACTTAGCCATTTTCATCATGTGCCTATCGCCAAGCGGAGTGCACACTCCCACAATCTCAACAAACTCCAAACTATTGCACAACCTAAACACTTCTTGTCCAAAATACTTTGTGCCGCTTATAAAAACCCTTAATTTTTTCATTTTCCTAAATATTTAAAACTTTGTACGGCTCGAAAGTGGCCTCCATAACCACACCCGGTTATTGTTCCTTTTTTACCTGTTTTCGTAATACTGGCGTTGCTCCTTGACTTATTCGCACCGTAAAGAATAGCATTAGTTTGCGTCCAAACGTCAGCGTTTCGCAAATAACCGCATAACTGTGGGTGTGAAGTATGAAAGAACGTGTGATACTTTCTTTGACAGCGGCCATTCCCTTCGAGGTGGTATTGCATAACCTCATTTAAAAATGCGGTTCCGACACCGGCACCTTGCCACTCCGGCATAACAACCAAGCGTGTGGCTCGATACGCGTTAGCAGTAAACATTGGACAAACTGCAACGTGCGCCACAAGTTCCCCATCTACAACGCCAACAAAATACTCCGCTGCCGGTGGGTGTGGAAGGTCTAAATAATAATGCTCTTTAAACAACTTCCAATAAGTTCCGTTGACCTTCCAAACTTCAAGTTTGATGTCTGGCCGTTTCCCGATTTCAATTTTTTTTTTAATACTTTGGTATTTACATCATATACCCAGTCCGGTTGCAACCACTCAATAATATCATAGTGGCACGATAACAAAACCACTTTCTTTCCTTTATTCCTTCGCCAGTTCTTAGCGAATGCCAACGCTCCAATTTTGGCAATCTGTCTATCCACTACGCTTGTGAATTCATCAACAACGGCCTCGGTTGGTGCCTCGGTAACTAACCGAGCTAATCCCGCTCTAAATTGTTGGCCATTCGATAATGCATTGAATGGGCGTAACCAACTAGGCACATCGCCAAGACCCACAGCGGCCAATGCTCCGGTGGCCGTATTGAAATCTCCCGATGGCAAAATGCAATCAATAATAGGCTTGGAACAATCCCAACCCGCGTATAAATCGTGAATTTTATTCTCTCCAAAAAACTGTTTTCCTATCGAGGTCTTACCAGAACCGGACGCGCCAACAATTAAACCAATTCACCAATCCAAATCATCAATATCAATGTTGGCCTCAGTTTTGAAGCTTGAGCCGTCCTCGGCATTAAATAATGATTTTACTCTTTGCGCACGGTAACTTTCAAAGTTTCGTGTGCTGTTTTCTACTACTATTTTCATGTGGTTACTACTTTTAATTTCATACCTTTTTTTTGGAGTTCCTCAAAGATTTTCTTTTGCTCCTCCTCGTTTTCACAAATAACAATCACACCGTATTGTTGTTTGTATAAAAATTGCTTTGCCATATTTATAAATTTAAGTTACATTTGTCGTCTCACCTCATTACACACCAAAGCCCGAAAACTAGAGAAGACATGATATGTCCTCCGTAGCTTTCGGGCTCGTGTTTAAAAATGGGGTGAGATACTTTTTTAAAGCGGGGGACTATTTTTTATTCCCGTCCTCCTGAGAAATTTCCTTAACCGTGGGCAGCACTCCAATATGATTAATATTTAACAACGTATAAGTGCCATATCGCTTTAGCCAAGTTCTACCATATTTATCTCTTAACAACTTCATTAACTATCTACATTTACATTATTTGTGGCGGCGCTTAAACTTCCTGAAAGAGCAACTTTTCCCGCATTTTGAACCCAATAAAAAATATTATTTTTTACTACAGACACTCCTGTATATCCTGTACTAATTCTATCTTCATATACTGCATATTCGGCAGTAGAGCCTCCTAAAGCACTTCCAATATAGTTTCCAAAAATGTGATTCTTATTTCCTTTCAAAATATAGATTCCAACGCGATTTCCAGAATTCAATGATTTCCCAAAATCAATAATATTATTATTTGAAATCATAGTGTTTTCAGCGTAACCACTTGCGTCTCCTATAATTCCAATGCCATTGCCATTTTGCTCATTAATAGCATTATTGGTAATTTTACAAGCAACACCACTTAAAACAGACATAGAATTATAGGGAATTCCGGCTTTGTCATTCCTAACAAAAGTATTGGAAGATATATTGCTGTGAAATGCTTTTATAGCAAATCCACCTGTTTTAACGACATAAGTAGTTCCATTGACCACGACGGTTTCAACACCATTATTATCTGCAAAAACACAGTTTGTAATATTTGGGTAAATTCCTCCATTAATTAATGCACCGAGTGCGTTCCATTGAAAAGAGGAATGAGAAATATTGCAAGCATCGGGATTGTTAGCAAACAATCCTATACCACAATCTGTCACATTTACATTGTGAATCAGTAACACGTCTGTAGTCGTTTTGCAGTAAATACCAATTTTAGTTGAAATGTCTTTTCCAAATCCTTGCAATAGAAAGTCACTAAATTTAATTCCACGTAATTTTATCGTTGAATCTATTTTCATAACATCAATATCAGAAGAAGCTCTAAGAGTAGTAATTCCTTCTAAATCGCCATAAAGATTACCTGTGTTTCGACCTGCTAAACCCGTACCCTCTCCAATTAACGTAATAGCTTTATCAATTACAATTGTATTTGCAATATAGAATCGTCCTCCGCTAAGTTGAATTTTCCCTCCTCTAGTCGAAATTGATTGTATTGCCGCATTAATTTGAACATCGTCATCGACTCCATCGCAAATATAATGGCACCTGTTTTTAACATCTGCCGAAGCATCTACAGAAGCAATAGTTATAATTGGCGATAATGCCTGTTGTTGTTTAATTCCTGTATTCGCCCAAGCTGTTCCGTTGTATGAATAGACAAAACCTTCATCAATTACCATCACAGCCCATCCATTAGAAGGTGTTGGATAAGTAGAAGCTAAAGCTGTAAATGTAGCTACAGGTGTTTTATAAACAAGACCAGTGCTAATAGCGTTTATTTGATTTACTAGTGTATTATTTGCAGCTACAGCCGCATTAGACAATGGTTTAGTTAAATCAGGTGTATTGTCAACGTTTCCTAATCCAATCTGTGTTTTTGTCACTTGATGTGGATTGTTATAATCAACGAAGTGCGGCTTTACAAATGTGTTTTGTTCTCGAAGTCTAATATTTATAGATGTATTGATGTTATCTACATAAAAATTATCAGTACTCAATAATTTAGAAAAATCCAATACTCCAAAAACTCTAATTTTACCATCTGAGCTACTAAAATCAAATGATGTTGGTACTGTTGGAATTACCGTAAGTCGCGGCATTGTAAACGTTGTATTTTTCGTGTAATTTTTTACAACAAAATGATAATTATTTGTAGATACATTGGTCAAAGATATTATTCTAATATCATCATTTAACAATGAAGTATCTACCCAAATTTCTATGGCTTTAATTTTAGAAATAGCTTGCTTCATTCTGTAATCCAAACTATTGTAATTCATTATACCAAAGTCATTTGACAACAATAAATCATAATTTTCTGTATCTTGATTTAATTTTAAAAAAGATGTTGCTTTTACTTTCAAACATAAAGTATCAACAGTTTCTACAAATGAAAAATTAGTTGGGATTTTTGTTAAATCAAGTGTTCCAATTACTTTAAATTCACCAGAACCTGAAATTAAGTTTATTGTCTTAATTTCATTTTTCGAACCAGTATTGACATAAGTAAGGGTAATGTTAGACCCAAAATCTTTTATGACAAGTGCTGTATTATCAGATGTTAAATTAGAAATTCTAGTAACTCTCACATTTGAAGCATCGACTAAGTCGTCTCTAAGGTAAACTTTCAAATCTAAAATAGCGGAGGCGGCTTTTATATTTAGTTCGCTCACCAAAAAAGGCTCTATATTTTCAAATTTTAAGTTAAACAACTTTTCTTTGACAATATTTTTGTTTAAAATAATAATGTCATTTCTATATAAATCAAATTCTTTATCATTCGCTAAAGATTCTTTTATTGAAATCCCACCATTTGTTCCTTCTGAAATATATTGCTCGTTCAGTTTATCCCAGTCAAAATCTAATATTAATTCTGAGCCATAAAAAGCATCACTTACTGTTGTGTTTTTTAAATAATAAACAAACTTATTACCTAAAGTTGACGGTATAGCAATCCACCATCTTACTGTTGTCGATGGAACTCCAGATATATATTGGTAAATTCTAATGTCATAATTAGCAGGTTTACGAATTACAGTAACTCTCAAATCCGTTCCTTTTAACGTATCATTCGGCAATAATTTAATTCTATTGATAGAATCGATTGCCTTATTATCTAAAGTTGTGTAGGTTCTTCCGGACTCAATAAGTAGTTTTTTTGAGTCAAAATTAATCTTAGTAAAATCAACATTTTTAGCGTACTCCGCCAAACTAAAAGTCGTAGCGCTAACCGTCCAAGCCCCTCCAACTCTCGATAAAAATGCAATGGAATTAACCGGTACAACCATACCACCACAATTAGCATACGTACCCGCAGCGGCAGCAAAACCGTGAACGTTTATAGTTGCCGGAATAGTTGAGCTAGGTGTGATAGACCCTAAAAGTGTAGACTCGACAGTAGCTCCTAAAATTTGCTCGCCAACCCAAGTTCGCAAAGCACCAAATAATCCCGCGTGTGCATTCTCAGCACCAGTGTGCGAGATAAATTCCTCATTGCTTGCCTTGGCAGCCAATAAAGTCGCAAGCCCGTCAATATCCGTCGCAGCTACTTTATCGTTCTTGTGACGAAAAGAGTCAAACATATCATAGAACTGTTGTTGCGTTGGAATTAAATTGGTTTTAAACCAGTTTTTTATATCGGTCAAAGATGTTAAGGCCATAATGTATATCTATTTATAGTTCGATTAATGCGTATTTAAATTGTAAATCTTGTGCAGCCGCTGCAACCTCTCGTAATAAAAGCGAGAACCCTGTGGCCGTTTGGTTCTTAATAGTCCAAACGACGTCATTATCCTGATCGTAGTCCGCTCCAAGCGAAACGAGAGAACCAACAACTACATAGCTTGCCGTTCCCACCGTTGGAAAAGTAACGGCCAATGTAGCATCGCCCGCAGGATTACCCACCGGAGCAGAGCCTTTATATAAAAAAGGACTTGAAATATCCGGTTTATTTAGCAACTGTGTCACTCCGCTCGTAGCGTTCCAGTCTGTAGGTTCTTGAACTTTAGCGTCTCGATCAATAGTGTCTAATTTATCTATAATAGTCGCAAAGGTTTCGGCTATTCCAGCAAACAATTCCGCTAAATCTTTCGTCGGAATTGGTCTTTTAAAATCAGCCCACGGATAACTAACCGCTGCTATTCCAAAAGTGGCGTGGCGTTCATAAATAACATCCCTTGTATTTAAATCTTCAAATTCTTTGGCCGTAACAACTTCGACTATTTTAACATTGGCTCCAACCGTGCCTCCAACGAATGGCAAAAGTTCGCCATTGATATAAACAAAACCGTCGGCTGCCGTAACTCCGGTAACCTCACAACCGGATATAATAGAAAAATTACCCGCGATAGATCCAAGCACGTTGAAAATTTCATAGGCTTTTTGCATCTCATCGAGTATGTCAGTTTCAACTCGAAAACCGCCGCTTTGGTTAAAATTTAATGTGTTCATGTTGGTATGATTTGGTAGCGTTTCGACGCTAATTTGTATTTAATAATTAAGGCATTCAATTCATTTATTTTAGTGTCAATGACATCCTGTGGAGCGTGAACAATAAAATCATAACCCGTATTCAAAAACTCTGAATTTTGATAAATAACTAATCGTCCAAGAAACTTTGGCTTATTTTCAGCCGGTGTATAAATGTATGTGGCGGGATAAGCGTTTCCATCACTTATAAAAATGCGTCTCGAACCTTCGTCTAATTTATCATTAAAAACATTACGCAAAGAGTAAACCTGTCCAGTATGATTAAGCGAATACCAATCGTCCGACCGTTTTTGAAGCCATTCAGCATGCAAAGTTTCAAGTGGCACCAGGAGCGATTGTAAATAGGCAGTAAGTATTGGTTTCCTTAGAAAACTAGGAATCATCAACACAGCCAACTTATTAAAATCGATGTTATACCACATAGGTTATACTGCTAAAATTTCCACTTTCAAAAACTCCTACATTCAAACTTCCCACTTCAAAATAGCCACTTCTAGGAATGGTTCTCACATTGACAACCGCAAACTCACTAAAACCAATTACAGCATCGTAGTGACTGGCTGTGGCTGTAACAATATTTACATTGTTCACACCGTCAACCGTTCTAAGACTAGCAATCAAATCATTCAGAACCAACTCACCATCGAAGGGTAAATTTTTCATATACAATTTTATAGCGTCTTCAATTGGCTTGCCTCCGTTCTTGATGCTCGTACCGTTTTCATCAATTACCAAAACATCTCTATAAACATCCATTGCCAAAATCAAACGATCGGCGGGATTGTTCAAAATGTTAAGTCCAACACCCGCATATTTTATTTCCTGCATATATTCAGAGAAACTTTCAAGTTGTGGAGCTGTCAGCGGCACAAGAAAATCACCATCGTCACCGGCAACTTTTATTGTCAATTTATTGCTTTCCAAACTTTCTTTTACTGAGCAATATTTAATGATTTTCGAAGCTTCAATTTCTTCAGTAGTGAAATCAGTATTTTCAAACTGGTCACTATCATAAATCAAATCAAAGCCATATTGAAAAGCTAAAGCCATTTTTCTATACCAACGTGGCGTGCCTGATTTTTGTTCCAGGATTGCGGTGTCTATTTGGGTTTTGTGGGTGTCGAATAAAACTTCTACCATCCAAATTGCATAAGAAATCACAAAAACAAACAACCGATAAATTGACACTTTACTTGTGGAGTTAAGCGTCGCTAAATCAGGATTCGAAGTAATAGATTCGAATATTGTATTTTGAATTTCTGTTATTGATCTAGCCATTTTATCCTATTTTAAAATTTAATCCAATTTGCATGTAACCTATTCCAAGTCCGGGAGGAACCGGCGGGCGTTTTGTTCCGGTGGCGATTAGTTGTTTTTTGTTTTTAAAATAATTGGTTACATCCGTATTTTTAAAATTAGAGTCTGCCGCGGTTACGGTTTGTCCGGGTTCCAAGTCATCTGTTATTGAAAGTCCGTTTTTAACCGCCCATTCAAAGGCAGCCATAACGCTTCCGCTTTCCTGAATAGCGAGGTCTAATACCGATTGATTATCAATTATGTATATCATTACGGGTGCTCTTTTTTATATTTTATGAACTCACGGTTTTTGTCATCATACATTTTCTTGTACAGTGCGGTTTGTTTTTTGTGGTACTCAATTTCCTGAAGTAATGTTTTTTCCTTAGCATCAAACAGATTTGAAATGTTTTGTGACATTTCCTGTACGTGCCTATATTTTTCTTCATAGCGAATACCTAAATCATCAAGAGCTTCTTTGTACAGATCAACTACTTTCGAACCGTTTTCAATATCAATAGTTTCAGCACTTTTTTGGGCGGTCGACACTTCAACTCTTAGTTTTTCAACCTCCTGTTTGTATTTGCTTTTGGCAAAAATAAAAGTGAAGTAACCCGTTCCGCCAACCATTGTTACTAAGGCACTAAGCACAACTATCCATTGATCCATAACTATATTTTCTTTAAAGTAATTAACTCCTTGATTTCATTATAATTTTTATTGTCACGTTTCAAATGAATTCGAACTCTATCCTCAAACTCTTGCGGATTTTCTTTAGCATTTACGAGCTGTATTAAATTTGGTGCTAGAACTGGATCACTTTTCAGGTCACCTGAGTTCAGTCTTAAAATAATTCCAACCTCCTGAAGCACGCTCTCGTCAATTACAAAATCGCCATCAACAATAACAATATCATCGTTAGCATCGAGTAGTATGTCAGTTTCATATGTCATAATATTTTATCCTATTTTCTCCCTATCCTATTGGAGAGGGTTGGGGTGAGGCTATCCGTGTTTTATTTTTTCGTTTTCAATATTCGATAGATCCGCAGTTTCTAAACTTACAAATGCACTCGACAACCCTTTTAATGTGGCTCCACCGTCATTTGGGACCGGTATCCAATTTTGAAAAACCGTTTTCAATGCTTCCAATACTGCAGTATTTTTATCAACCTGTAATTTTAATTCCGTGGCGTTTACAATTCCTCCAAAAGTTTCGCCATTAATAGTCATTACACCATCCTTTAAAATCAATTTAAACCCAGTTGCGTCACTTATTTCAATTTCATCAACCGACTCGCATTCTATCAAAAAAGCATCAGCAGCATTGTTGTTTATTATTCCAATAATGCACTTTGTACCTATTGTTGGATTTCGGTTAATAGAACCTATTCCTAAATTCACTTCGAAAAAATCACAGCCGTCAATAACCCCTGTGGCCGTCATTGTTTTTTTATCCCAATCAACCTCTTTAACAACACACCAGTGCGTTTGTACGTCAATTAACTTTTTAGCTTTTGAAGTCAAAAGTTTTCCAAATTCTATTATGTTGGATCCTGGTTTCAATTTGTTTTTTCTCCTAATTTTATAACCTGACGAATACCGTCACGATTGAATGTTTTTGTAACTCCTTCGATATAATAAATTCCGTTTCGGTCTTCATATAAAGTACTTTTCAAATTGGCCTTTTGGCCGTGTTTTACCGATGGAATTCCAAAGGCTGTAAACGAACCGTCAAATCGGTCTTGTTTGTATTTTTCATAGTCGAGCTTCACCAGAACCTCCAACTCTTGCCTTGATTTATTATAGTGAGTCAATTGTCTAGGTTGCCCGGCTTTATCGCCAAACTCCACTTCAATTTTATCGCCATTGCTTAAAGTAGAAACTCCTTTTATCAAAAGAAATAAATCATCTTTACGTACATAATTCAAAGAACTGCTAACACAATTACGCTCCAAATGAAAATTAACTTTCTCGACTTCACTATCGTCTGAATAGTATTTTCCACAAACCAATACTTGCACACCATTGACAGTTTTAAAATAAGTGTTCAACTTCCACGGCTCTTGCTGCAGTTTATCCAAAACCTCGGCAACCGTGGTTTTAGGAAAACGAACACTACCAATTTGCACCCCTTCCAAAGCGTCAATAGTATATCCTGGTGCAATCTGTGTGAGTAAATCTTTTAAGCCAATATTCGGGTGGCTAAAGTTTACCGGGAGTTGCTTCATTTTCCACATTTCATCCTGCAGTTTAATCCGTATTGGAATATCAGCCGCAACTTCGGTAATGTATCCACGAAACTCTTCTTTATTGGTTCCGTTGTATCCAAAAGCAATGGTTACAAAATCGCCTCTTCTGAAGGTGTCCCTCACTTTATTTTTATCAAAGAACTTTATTTTTCGTGGCAATACTATTTCGGCAGTTGCCGTCAAAAGTGTCCACGAGCTTTCAATAATTATCTCGGTTATTTGCGTTAAAACTATTTCGCTTCGACGGTCATTTTTGGCAAATACGATTTGGCAGTTCATTGCTAAAGTCATAGTCTAAAAATTTTCGTTTACATCCGGCAAAATCAGTTCAACGGCATCATCACTGGTTAATGTCATAGAGAAAGGAATAATTCCCGGCGAACCTTGAATACTTTCCTCTTTAAAGTCATCCATTACAACAGCGTGAATTTTTTTGGTTGTAAATAGCTTTCCGCTCACGTTGATAGCACTTGCTAATTCCTCCCACTCTTGTATTGTAATAATCTGGTCACGTGCGCTAATTTGTGGTGTGTCAATTGCCAAACCTTTCACATCGACAATCCAGTCATCAAATCCAAATATTTCCTTGACGGTTCCATTATTACCTGATAGATTTGTTTTGGTCATATTTTTAGCCCTGCGAAAAGAAAACAAAGTAGCCGGTGGCAAAACAAAATCCTTATACTCAATATCCTCCAAAATCCCTGCAGAGGTATATATTTTATAAGTTCCAGACTTAAATTTTAAAAGACCTATTATCGGCGTTCCCATCCAACTGGTTGCTTCTTTTTTATAGTAATCCTCAATCAAGCTGATCCCTTTATAATCAAAATTATTTGGGGCTTGTTTATTGAGCGGTTCCGTAATAAAAATAGGGGAGCTAATGCCGAAAGCAGCACCAAACAATTGCGATAAATTATATCTTGCGTCCATTATCCCATACTTATTACACTGTCACGAAGACGGTCATTAATCAATCCTACCACTTTATCCGCTACTTTTCGAATATCTAAATCACCACTAATTCCAAAGTGATTTGTAATATTCAAAGTCATTGTGATAGATTTTCCAACTGCGTTGTCACCAGAACCGGTTGTAGTTCCTTCGCCTTTGGCTTTTTTCTTTTTTCCTTCAGGATCATTCAATCCGGCAAGATTCAACCCTTTAGTGTCAAGTTCGGCGACCGTGGCTTTCTTGCCTAGTTTTACAGCACTTTCACCTTTTGCCTCCTCCGCTTTTTTCTTTGCGGTGTATTCATCACTTGCCTTTTGTCCTGAGGCGAGTGCTTTTGGAACACCTCCCTTTACATTATTATAAGCATTTCTTGCTGCTGTAACTCCTGTCAAATCAGATGCGGCTTGTTTCCCTGTTTTCCAAGCCTCAGACCATTCGCCTTTAAAAAAGTGGTGTAGTGCTTTTCCAACTCCTGAAAGCCCGGAAAGCAAACCTTTAAATCGGTCAACCACATACGTTTTTATGGTATTACCAAATAATTTGAGCATTTCCCAACCTTTGAAAAGAACGTTTCTAAAACCCTCGAATTTGTTCCAACACAAGGCAACAACTCCCGCAAGGGCAACAACTCCAACAGCAACCCAAACTAATGGATTGGCAGCCATAGCCGCATTCCAAGCCCATTGCGCCGCTGTGGCAACGCCTGTGGCTCCTGTCATAATCACCGTTTTAGCAGTGGTCAGCATCGAGGCGTTGGAGGCAAGACCTAACATTGTTTTTACACCACCCATTGCTTCCTTAACTCCTCGTGAGGCAATGGTCATATTAGCCATGACACTAATTCCATTCGCTCCCGCAGATACGTAAGGTTCCATTGCTGTGGTGTATTCTCCAATGGCTATTTTAGCATCATTAAAAACAGCGTTCATTCTGCTTTTCTTTTCGGCAGAGGTGTCCATCATTATACCCGCTTGCTCTTCAGCTGCGTTTGTACCTTCGATTTTCTTTTGGAGTGCATCCTGGGCGTCAACACTGTTTAGCATAATGCTTGCGGCTGCAGCATTTTCAGTACCAAACATTTGAGCCATTATAGTGGCATCGCCTTGCGCCTTTTTAAGTTCGCGTAATCTTGTAGTTAATGGAAGTGACGTATTGGAAACAATATCCATATTTACGCCAAGGGCTTTCAGTTTTCCTGCGGCTTCTTTTGGCAAAACATCCTCACCGGCCATTTTACCCAATACGTTTCGTAAAGCAATACCGGCTTCGGCTCCTTCTTTTCCTCCTGCGGCCAATGATTGTAAAACAGCATTGGTCTCCACAAAGGAAACATTGGATTGTTTGGCCTGAACTCCGGCAACTTTCAATGCTCCTGCAATGGATGGAACCTCGGCGGCTCCCTCTTTTGCACCGGCGGCCATTACGTTCATCATTCGAGCCATTTCCTCTTGTGCTGCAATTGGATCTGATAAATCAACTCCATATTGTAACATGGCAGTGGTCAGGGCATCGACGGAACCTACAGCATCATTACCCATTGTTTTAGAAAGTGTACGAACATTGTGTTCCATCTTTTCTAAAGCTTCAGGTGATTTTGCAATATCAGGACCTAGTCGTGAAAGTATAGTTTTGTAAGTGTTTAAACTATCCGTTGCTTCGCCTCCAAATTGCTCCGCACTTGCTCTGGCTTTTTTGCCCAAATCTTCCAAGCCGTCACCAGTAACTCCGGTAATAGATTCTACCTCGGCAAGACCGCTCTCGAACGACACGAATTTTCCATTAAAATCTTCCAGTCCTCGTTTGATCTGTTGAGCCGATTGGTCAACCGCCATCAAGTCAATAGCACTAAATTTATTCAGGCTTTTGCCAACCTCATTAAATCGTTTTTCAGTTGTGTCAATGACCTTGTTAACACCAGAAATACCACTCGTGAGGCTATCTTTAAATCGTAACTCCCAAGTGGTATTTGCTGTTGTCATTTATTCTGTTCTAGGCATAAAATGGGCGACTGCCAATTTTATTGTTATTTCTAAATCTTGATTCTTTTGGTTCGAAACATAGAGGTACTCATTATACAGTGCCGACCACTCTTTATCGCTTAATTGCTCAATTTTGATGTTGGGATAATGATAGCGGAGTATGGCGTTTATTTTGAGTATGAATTGCTCATCATCCTCTTTGTCTTTGGGGTCGAGTCGTGACCCCTCTAAAAATTTTTGATTTCCGAGGTTATACTTTTACCAATCAATTGAATTCTTGCCAAAAGTTCTGAGAACATTACACCGTCCTGATCTATCACTTCCATATCGCCTTCCAGTACGCAGCCCATTGTTAATTTGTGCTGTCCCTTCAGGTCGTTTTTTTGCATCGCTTCGGCGGAGGCTTGTACAATGGCTCGAGTGGGGCGTTTTACTAAATAGCAATATTCCGTACCTTCGTCATCTTTAATAATGACTTCTTTCAGGTTTCTTTTGCCTCCTACTTTTGCTTCGTGTTCAGCAACCTGAACGTCTGTGTATGGTTTTATAACTGCCATAAGTCCTAGATTACATTCCACTCGATGTGGCTAATTAATAATTCGTACTTTGTTGTGATAGTCATATCGTTTTGCTTCACTTCGACACCGTCACCCATAAACTCCGCATTACGGATTCTATCTTTCAGAATAACACCGTTTTCAGTTTCGTACTGGACAATCATATCAAATGGAGCAATATCACGAATAGATTTCCCCGGAGGCAATGAAAGTTTCAAAGCGTCCACTTCCTCTTTCATTAAAGTGATAGAAGCTTTTGGTTCATAGTTTCCGCGTCCACGTCCTATTGGAAATTTACCGGCACCATAAACGTTTTCTTTCTTTTCTTTGTCGTCATACGCTAGTTCCGTGATGCCTTCTACATCACGTCCAAGTATATTTGCAGTTACGGTATTCCATCCCTGCAGTGTTCCAAATTTGTTTACTATTGTACCCATCTTAATTGATTGAATTTGTTAAACCTAATGCCACTTCAAACTCGTGAACAATACCATCGGCAACCACTGAAGCTTTCACTTTTACGGGTTGAGTTCCGCTAACCACTTGCGTAGGATCTATAAATACTTCAAATCCACTTATCTCGTCATCGGACACCAGTTGCTCTAAAGCTTTGTTGCCAATTCCTACCCAACGGGTTACAGTTGTGTTTTTGATAAATCCGGTAGATGGGTCTTTTTTCACGACTCCTTTAACCTCTGGCAGTAATGCCACTCTCAAAGCTCTTGCTGCTTTATTCCAAACTCGGTTGTTTTCGATAAAACAATAGTCCGAAGCCTGTGTAATAGCTGTTTTTGAGTTGGTAAAGAACACACCAGGATAACCTTCGTAAGAAGCCGCGAAGATGTAACCGTTCGCTTCCAAAGTTGTTAATTGGGCTTTGGTCAATGATTTAATGGTAGTGCCATCGGTTAACTTTGGCTCCAACCACAATCCTAAATTTTTATCCGTCAATGGATAGTCTGCCGTTCCTCTTTTGGCCAATGGCTTGTTTTGGATATTGACAGAGCCTACATTTTCGTTTACTTTACGAGCCGCAATCATTCCCAACAATGCTCCTGCAGCTGCAAAAGTTGATGTTCCTGATCCAACCACTAAAATTGAAATTTGCGGAGCCGATAGGGTTGTTAAATCCAATGCATCTGCAAACGCGAATCCGTTCCAACCAAGAATACCAAAATCAATAAGACGGTTTTCAGCGGCCAAAACATCAATTACATTGGCTTGATAATCTGCAGCAGTTACTTCTTGAGTAATGATACCAAAATCATCAACAACAGAAAATCCTTTGATGGCAGGGTTTTCTTTAAGGAAAGAAACAACATTAGCAGCCGTTTTTACATTGTACAAGTACAAAGTACCTTCTGGAGCCAATCTGAAAAATTCAGAAATATGCTCATAAAAAGGAGTTGCACCGTTTGAACTGGCACTGGCTGTAAGTCCTAAACCTTCCGCTTGAGAAAGTGAGGTTAAAACCAAACCTTTCCCTGAGTTCGCAATTACCAAGTCAAGCGGTGCATTACCGGTTGCTTTAATAATTAAGGCAAGGTGGCTGTCTAAACTTGGACTTTTACGTCCTAAACCGCCTTGTAATTTTTCTATTTTAACACCTGTTAACTCTCCCATTATTTATCGGATTGAGTGGTTTGACGGTTTTCTGGGTTCTTTCCATCTTTGCCTAGTGTGGCGTTTGGAATAACAGTCTCGGCAGTCACTTTGATGTTTTTTACATCTTTTGAAACTGTGGCTTTTTTAGTAGCTGCTTTTGGAGTAGCTGCTTTTTTAGCTTCAACTACTGGAGTAACTATCTTTTTAGTATCGACTTTTGGAGCCTCTACTTTTACTTCCCGATCAATTGGGAAAATTTTTAAATCTCCTTTGTCCAGTTCAGCGTAGTTTTCTGAAAAGAAAATGTTTCCGTCTTCTCTTGCATACACTTTATCCTGGGCAGGATGTTGCTCAAACACTTCTAGTGCTTTTGCCTCTAATTCTTTTTTTGAGTATGTTTTCATAAATTGAAATTTTAAATCGTTTTTAAACCCACCAAATACAGTTCTTATACCTCCAAATTAAATAAACAAGTCCTCCAACCGGAATGAACCATAAAAGCCAGTAATACGTAATAGTTTTATCAGTTGCCTTTCCCTTTTTAGACTCGGCTACTTTTGCAACCGTTGTACTGGATTTAGTTCCTTTGTCAACAACCTTTTTAGCCGTTGAAGCTTCGGATTGCAGCGTTTCTTTTTTATTGGATTTTGAGCTTGTTTTTTCCTCTGTTCGAGAGGCGTTGTTTAGCTCTTTTTTAGTGCCGTTTTCGTCAGTATAGGAACTTGGCTTTGTAGGGTCTACTGGTGTGTAAGTCGTTTTAATTGTCGTGGTTTCATCCGTGGACACAACCTCGCTACTAACTTTTACACCTGTGCTATCCTGAGCCGTCAAGTCCTTTTTTTCTGTGGCGGTTTGCTCTAATTCTACTTTCTTATCAATATGGCTAGTTTGTGTTTTTCGTGTGCCACAGCTAGTCATAAACAAAAGAATAAGCAAAAAGGAAAACCAATAAAAGAGTGCTTTTTTCATTTTTTAAAGTATAATTCTGATTCTAGTTGACGGCGTGAAATCAAGCCGTTTGTCACTCGACCTCCTGACTTATTCCATTTTGCAAATTCTTGAGCAATGGATGGATCATTTGGATTCGCATTTACTTTTTTAAGGAGAGTGCTATCTCCTAGACCTTCAGCAATTAAATCAACATCAATATCGGTTCCTACGTTGTAGGCAAAGCTTAGTATAGCGTTGTATTGATTTTGATTTACATTTGATTTAACCAGTGAGTTGACTTCTTTTACAAATTTTGAAACAATGATTTCGAATATCTGAACACCGTAAGCCCTCGTAATTGGCTTATCCTTCATTGTTACTTTTCGGCCATCAGGATAAAAAGTGTTGCCAAACCCAATAGTAGGCTTGCCACCAGAACACAAGTAAGGAACCGCAGAAAAACCCTCACGATTTTGTAAAAAAGTTGATCCGGCACTATCAATGTTTTTTGTCATTTGTAATTGAATTAACCCCCGAAGGGTGTAGTCGAGCCGCAGTGGCTCCGACTACCCTTTTTAAAAAATCAGATAAACTATCCTATGATAGCGGCTACACCTTCATCACGGATGGCAATACCAATAAAGTAAAGCTCAAAACCGATAGTGTTTCGTCTGTTTTCTGGATCTAATTCTTTTGGTCTTGCATAACGGGTTACGCTACCAGTGGCTTTGAAACACGTTTTTTCGTGCATAATTACAGAGGCCATTTGTACACCGTCAGCTGCGCCAAAAGCTACTTTTGTACCCGCAGTAAATGTTGGGTTATAAGTACTTTCGTAAGTTTTGAAACCGTAGTATGATTTAGAAAGAACACCATCTACAGCATTATGGTACTGTGTTTGGAAGGTTCTGTCTTCATTCAATAAGTCGGCAACGTGATCTGGACATAATACCAGGATACGACCTTCTTTAGGTACTAACAATTTATCAAGTTTTTTCTTCATCAAGGCAACATCTTTTGAGGTCAATGTTGGTCTTGCTCCGTCAACCGCTCCTGTACAAACTAATACTGGAGTAGTCGCAGTGTTAGCAGATGGTGCAATTGAATGTAAAGCGTGTTGGCCTGTTTTGTCCTCCAACTCTTCTCTGTGTTGTTCTTGAACGTCAGAAACTTTTTCGTATGGCAATGCGTATAATTCGGCAGCCGTTACGGTTGTGTTAGTAGTTTCGTATTTGTTCAAAGAAAGTACTACATGAGTATCATCTCTACCTGCAGAAACAATCGGATAAACTGTGTTGTTGATTAACACGGAAGGAGCCGCGCCTCTTTTTGGTATTTTTATGACGTCGTTGTCAACCCAAGATTGTTTGCTTTTTAAAAGGCCTAACCAAGAATTATCGTGGCGAAATTTTTTCAACATTTCTTTTTCTGCAGTTTGATTTAAAACTGGCAAAGCGACAGGAGTTACACCCGCCATTTGAACACCGTTTTCGCTCATTCCAAAAGCGTGAGCCACGAATGATGCACCAAGGCATAAGGCTAAAATAAATACGACTTTAAAAAGTCCAGAAATTTTCAGATTTTTCATATTTGAATTTGATTTAATTTTACTAATTGATTTTACGAGTGGATCGTGGCTTTTTATCCGAAGTAAGCCGCTTCTAGTTGTTTGAATTTTTCGGGGTCTTTAGTCATCAGTTCCATCAACGCTTCCGGGTCTTTGGCTTGATAATCTTCCATAGTCCATTTGTCACGTCCTGCAGCGGTAACTCCCTCTTCCAATTCGGCAGAGATTTTTGTCACGCCTTGCATAGCGTCAATAATGGTTTTTGTTCCTTCAAAATCGGCGGTGGCTAATTTTGAGTAGTGAGGAGCTAAATCAGCCGTGAATTTTTTAGCCAAAACCGCTGCATCCACCAATGTTTTTACATTAGCTTCCAAAGTTGTTTTTGCGCTAGCCTCCAACGTTTCTGTTTTACCTGCCTGTGTCTGAAGCGCAGTCAATGCGGCTTCAATTTGAGCATCTGTAGCGTCAGCCGAAAGCTTTAGTCTACTAATCAGTACGGTTCTTTCCATTTGTTTTTTGTTTTCATTATTAATTTTCGGGATAATTGGAGCCGCGATGGCTTCCAATATTTTGATACTTTCGGCCGTTACGGTCTCAGTTTGTTCTAGTATTGAATTGAGCAGACCATTAACAAGTGCCTCGTTGGCAGTCATCCAGTAATCGCCTTGTGCAAAAAAGGCTTCAACCTCCTCAAGCGTTTTATTCATTTTAGTGGAATAGGCGGTTTTGTATTCCTCCGTGGTGTTTTCCAATAACTTTAAATCGGCTTTAATGGTAACAATATCACCGTAGGTTCCCAGTCTTGGGCGGTGGATCATTATTTGAGAATTCGGGTAAGCGATACTTGGAAATTGTGTCATAAAGTAAGTCGCTGCCGATGCGGCAACCGCTCCAATTTTCACGGTCACTTTTGGCAATCGTTTTAAATCGTTACACATTTCTGTGGCTTCAAAGCAATTCCCTCCCGCACTATTAATATAAACTTCAACATCCGTAATACCCGTTTTCAGGTAGTCATCTACAATGGCTCTTATGGTGGCAGAGGAACTTTGTGACCACTCACCAATACGGTCAATGATTTTTATGGTTCCGGCTGTTCCGGCACTCGATGCTTCAATAAATGTTTTAGGTTTTGCCATTCAATACTATGTTTTATTCGCTTTTGAGATGACAAAGTTTGGCTTTTTATGCAGGGTAAAAAAAAAGAGGTTTTAACTTAGTAACTATCCGTTACTTAATTAGTTACGTATAGTTACCGAGTTGTAAGGTTGATTCATTTTTTACCCTTAATTACAACAACTTTGTATCATAGAAATAACACTATGGCTAAGGAAAAAGAGAAGCGTATCGCTTTCGATTACTACACAAATCAAGGTTTAACGGCTAAAGCCATTTCGGAAATTGTAAATGTTTCCGAAAAAACCATAGGCGACTGGGTTGAAAAAGGCAAGTGGAAAGGTGTGCGGGATTCTAATATGAACAGCTCACAAAACCGCGCCTCCAAAATCAAGGAGTTGATTAGTGAACTAACTGAGCAACAACTCGAAATCAGTGAGGAGATTAAAGCAGCGAAGGCAATTGGAGAAAAAGAGCAAGTTATTGCATTGCGTCAACAATCTGCGTCCATTAGTCAAGAGGTGGCCATACAAACAAAAGCATTGGAGCGTATGGATTCCGAAAACCGTATTTCATTAGGGCTATACCTCGAAGTAATGGCCGACATCTTCAAGAACTTAGAGCATTTCGACAAAGACGTGTACTTAAAAACATTGGACTTTCAAGAGTCCCATTTATCAACCATATCAATCAAACTAGGATAATGAGCGTATTCAAAATTATATTGAACCTTATGGTTCAAAAAGCCCCTTTAAGTCAATATTACCTAAACGTTGGAGCACACTTCTTAAAAAAAGGAGCGGGTTTTAAAATAGGACAAATTGTTAAAGAAAAGCACCTTTCAGATGGTTTATATCGTGTGAAAGTGATTACCGGACTATTCTATGATTTCAACACCAATAAGGTAACTCATACTGCCGAAAATAGAATTATCAAGAATGAAAAGAAACGATAAGGCCACTCTCGAACGCTACAAAAAGAAGCTCGAACTTTCCCGCTCGTTTTCGAATGTAAATCCATTTGAAACCGATAAAGAAAAGCGCGAAGCTATTGAGGTTGCAAAAAAGAGTTACCGTGCAATGGTGCAACGATATTTTCCGCATTATGCCACATCCGAAACGCCCGACTTTCACATTGATTTTGCCAATAAAATAAAGAAGGAAAAAACCATAAAAGCATTTGCCGAATGGGGAAGAGCCTCTGCAAAATCAGTTGTAAACTGTGTTCTTGTGCCTTTTTGGTTATGGATAAATGGGGAGCCAATGTATTTGGTTGTTGTGGGTAACAACGCAGACAGGGGTAAACAATTATTGGAGGACATTCGTGCGGAGTTCGAAAGCAACCCGCAAATTATAAACGATTTTGGGGAGCAATACAACCAAGGCTCTTGGGAGGATGGCTTCTTTATTACAAAAAGTGGTTTCATTGGCCAGTCGCTTGGTATGGGTCAATCCGTTAGGGGTTTGCGTGTAAAAAGCAGAAGACCTACTCATATTGTTCCTGATGATACTGAGACAAAAGATTTAAACCAAAACCCAGTGCGTCAGCTAAAAATGGCTCGTTGGATTGAACGGGATTTGATTCCAACAATGGATGGTCCAATTCGGAGGTATATTCATAGTAACAATAAATTTGCTCCAAAAATGGTACAAACCATTCTACAGGAGTTACACCCTGATTGGTGGGTACATCGAGTAAATGCGTATGATCCTGTTACATATCAACCAGTTTGGGAGTCAAAATACACTGCTGACTACTTCAGACAGATAGAAAAGGAAATTGGAGTTTTAGCGGCTAACGCAGAGTTTAATAATACTCCCCATATCGAGGGAACAATTTTCAAAGCAGAGGACATTCAATATGCACCATTACCAAAACTCAACACGTTTAAAATCATTTTTGGTTATTGGGATGTGGCCTATTCCGGTACACAAACTTCTGATTACAACGCCATAGTTGTGGAGGGTTTAAAAGACCGAGATTTTTGGGAAATTGATTGCTTTGTCCAACAATGCAAAATGAGTGCAGCATTAGCCTATATGTGCCAGTTTCAAAAATCATTGCCGGACACGGTTGTCGTGCATTGGGTGTTTGAAAGCCAGTTTTGGAACGATGCTGTTGATAGCGCAATTCGCGATGCCGAAAAACTGTTTAACTGCCGTTTAAATATTATTAAAAGAGATAGACCACGTGCCAATAAATACGACAGGATGCTACAATTGCAACCATATTTTCAAAATGGGCGATTCTTTTACAGTGATAAATTAAAGCACAAAAAAGACCATCAAATTGCGATGCAGCAACTTTTTGGCATCGAACCAGGATATAACTCAAAGGATGATTATCCGGATGCGAAAAAAGGCGTTACGGATGAGTTAGAAAAATATGTAACCTATGGAGGTTCTGAAAACAGCAGCTATAAATCGGGTCGAATGAGCCATAATAATGATAGAATATGATTTATATTGATAAGGAATACTTAGTCAGTTTTGCACAGGAGCGTTTTATTGACGAAAGCTCGCAAAGTGACGATACCATTTTAGACCAAATTGAGGAAACTCAAATAGCAGTTATCAAAAGTTACTTAGGAACACGTTACGCCACCGAAACCGTATTTGATGAAGCTGACCCAATTCACAATGAAGTATTGCGCGAAATATTGGCAAAGTTGGTATTATACAAACTCATTCGTAGGAATGCAGCTCGCAAAGTTCCAAACGACTACAAAGAGCAATATGACGAGGCTATGAAAACTTTAAAAGAGGTTTCAATTGGCATTATCAAACTTGGTGGAGTTCCTCCTGCAGTGGATGAAACCGGAGCCATAATAAGCAATTCAATATCAGGGAATTTAACCAATAAAGATTTTTACATATAATGGAAAATCCTTTTAAACAAGCCTACACGGCATTAGAGAACAAAATATTAAAGAATACTGACCCACGCAAACTTAAAGCGGTTTCGGCTGCCATGAGTGCGGATAAAAGTTATTCAAGACAACTGGAAATGGAGTCCGTTACAATGGCATCCAAAAACCTTTCAGAATGGAAAACAGCCATCCAGTTGGCCACCGATCCCGAAAATCCTGACCGCTCTAATTTAAGGACTTTATATGAAAATCTTTTATTGGACAATCACTTGGCATCGGTTATTGATTCAAGGATTTTGTTTTGCCAACGCTCTACATTTAAAATAGTAGACGAAAGCGGGACAGAAGATGAGGAGTTATCCAAACTTTTGGAGCGTACTTGGTTTGAAGAATTGGTGCATCTTATTTTAATGGCGCGCTTTCAAGGAACTACTTTGATTGAGTTATTTGAGGTTGACGAATTGGGGGAACTGAACGAGGTTAACGAAATCCCATTAGGCTATTTCAATCCAAAAAAGGGCATCATTACCAAAACGCCTGGAGAAGATAAAGGTTGGCCATACAAAGAGGGAACAATGGCAAATTACTACCTTCAGGTAGGAAAAGACAAAGACCTTGGAATGTTAGCCAAAGTGGCTCCAATTGTTCTTGCCAAAAAACTAGGCATTGGCTCTTGGCTTGATTTTGTAGAAAAATATGGAGTACCACCGTTATTTATTACAACAGATCGCGAAGACGACTCCCGTTTAAATCAATTATTTGAAGCCGCCCAGAATTTCAAGTCCAACCACTTTATGGTAGGTCGCGGAAACGAGAAGTTTGAGGTTCCTTCGGTTACGTCAAACAATCCATCTGGAGCATTCGACCCTTTAATTGAACGCGCCAATTCCGAAATATCAAAACGCTTTCTTGGAGGTACCGGATTGACGGACGAAAAAGGTTTTGTGGGTAGTGTCGAGATTCAGTTTAAGTTAGCAAAAGACCGTTTTGAAAGTGATAAGCTAATGATTAAAAACGTAATGAATAAAGGCATCTTTCCACGCCTCATTAAATTATCTCCTATTTATTCCGGGTTTACCGGTAAAACTTTCATTTGGGATAATGCCGAAATCAGGACATCCAAAGAAACTGCAGATTTAGTGAACGTTTTAGGCCAACAGTTTGAGATTGACCCGGAATGGGTAGAGCAACAAACAGGAGTGCCAATTTTAGGACAAAAGGCCGTAGCCGGTTCTCCCGACCCCTTGGCTCTTGATCCCGCTAAAAAAAAAAGTCTAGCGAAAAAATAACGGCTTTATTTGAGCGATTAGAAGGTAATTATCATTCCTGCAGCCACGACCATTTACCACAAGTTGAGGCAATTGATTTGAGCCGCTATAATGCCATTATTGACAAACTAGCCCAAGAGTTACACGACGGAACAGTAAGCCCATCCTTGAGCATTGAGAACTTAACGCTCCAAACATTTTCAGACTTGAATAGTGGAGCTACGGAAGGCTACGGATCTAAATATACTTTGTTTGGAAAAGATGCCGGGAAAGATGCTGCAGTATTACAAATGCAACAAAATATCTACCGATTTTCACACGCCAAAACCGTGGCAGAATTAGAGGAATTTAATAAGCTGCTTTATGATGGCGACCAAATTAGGCCTTTTAATGACTTCAAAACAGAGGTTGAAAAAATCAATGCCAAGTACAACCGGAGCTATCTTGAAACCGAGTACACCACGGCAAGAAATGCGGCAGAACACGCCCGAAAATGGCAGGACTACCAATCGGATAAAGATTTATTTCCCAACCTGAAATATATGACCGTTGGCGATGGACGCGTACGAGAGGAACACGCCGCACTGCAGGGAGTTATAAAACCATTGGACGACCCTTTTTGGAGTTTATATTATCCTCCAAATGGATGGAACTGTCGTTGCTACACCGTACAAACTGCGGAGCCAATGGACAAAGGCAAATATGAGGACAAAACAGTACCTAAACAGTTTTTAGGAAATGTAGGGAAGGACAATGTAATTTTTTCCAAAGAGCAAACTTTCTTTCAGATTGCAAAAGCCGTTGGAACTAAGGGCACGAGACAAGCCTTTGAATATTCAAAAATAAATGTACCATTAATTAAGGCCTACAAAAGCACCAAATCTAGCGGAAGAGTAAATGTAAGTCCTTGGACTGATACTAGAAATAATGAGCTATTTGGAAATTATGGAACTGCAATCGCTCTGGCCGATAAGGAAAGTTTAAAAATTGATTTAGTGGCTCATTTAGACGGTAAAATTATTCTAGGCAAGCCAAGCCCGGAGTATAGAATTAATGGTAAAATAGGCGATAGAAAAACACCTACAACCTTAAATTATACTAAGACTTTAGCCAAAGCAAATCAGCAAATGTGCGAGGTTGTAGTTTATGATTTGTCGAAAAATGGAGATACCATTGACAATGCTTTACAAAAAATCAGTAATGTGTTAGGCAAAAAATCTAAGGATGGGAAACCTGTACACGGCAACATAAAAGAAATTTATATTGTATCTGGAGACAGAAAAACAATAAAGCATTTTAAACGAGAAAAAGCGGACTAAAAGCCCGCTTTCTCGAAAGAACCATCTCAAGGAAAGCCGAGAGATTTATATTTCATTGCAAATATACAAACATTTTTTAAACGTTAATTAAAAGAAAGTTAAATTTCATTTTATGGCCAAAAGAAGAGAAGACGAGGTTCCTGATTTTTTAGGAATTGCACGCCAACTAAAAATTGACGTGGTGCGCTATGCTGCCATAACCGGACTTAACTTTTTTATTGATAGTTTCCAAAAACAAGGGTTTACAAATACCAGTTTTGAGGCTTGGCAAAAGCGAAGTAATGACAGCCGTCCCGGTGGTGCCATATTGGTCAAAAGTTCTTTTCTTAGGAACAGCGTAAAGGTAATGCAGCAGTCATCGGATGCCGTTTTATACGGTTCCAATGCTCCTCACGCCAAAATTCACAATGAAGGTGGTGTTATCAATATGACGTTGACAAAGAAAGCGCGCAAGTACTTTTGGTTTATGTATTATGCCACAAACGATACTAGGTACAAATGGATGGCAATTAGCAAAAAGGATCATCTTACTATAAAAATACCCAAGCGACAATTTATAGGCCATAGCGAAACATTAATGAGCAACTTAGAGGTTTGGCTTAAAAACGAAATAGAAACCCGATTTAAAAACAGTTAATATGAGCGTAACACACAACTGGACAAAGGCTTTATACAAAGAGTTGGCCGAGAAGACGACAAATGGAATTGCAGCCGTTAAATGGTTCGATTTATGGCACAATCAAGTGGGATTTTTAGAAGACGAACATCCGTTTCCGACACCTGCAGTGTTTACAGCATTTAGATCTGGAAAGATTACGGATATATCCCAAAAAGTGCAACAAGTAAACCTGCAGGTTGATTTCTACATTTATTTTGAAACCTTTGCGGATACGTACAGCGGAGCAATTAATGAAGATGCTGCCCTTAACTTCTTGGACACTATTGACGAGTTAAACAGACTTTTTCACGCTACAAGTGGGGAAAATTACACCGGAATGAAACGTATTGGATTTAATCCAGAGGACACAGGAAACGCGGGAAATTTGTATAGGGTAACGTATGAATGTTTGTATAATGATTACACGGCTTTTGTTGAACCAGGAGAAGGAACCTTTTCAGATCTAAACGTTGAGAAGTTTATTGTTGATTAAACATTGATAATTGCGGTGTAGCATAAGCCACGCGATTAAAGACAATGTTTTCGATAGTTTTTGGAGATTTATAGTACTTGTTTCCAAGCTTGGCTAGTATCCAGTCGGTGGTGTATTTTTGCACGCCAAATTCTTTCATAGACGAGAACTTGATAAAGTCACGCTTTAGGTCTTCATAGAATCTATTAGTTTCGTCCCGTGCTGCCATGAGACAAATATAATTAACTTTATTGTAATAAAAAACCCGATTTTTTAGGTCGGGTTTTTGTTTTAAGAGTCGTTTCGTATTGTCCATTCATTGCCTCGCTTCTGAAAATAAAATAGAATGTTTTTATCATTCTCACTAAATTCATTAAAGGATTTCAAGGATGTTTTTTCCAAATCGGCACCAGGAACAAACCAAGACTTCCAGACCGGGAACAAATCTAAATATTTACCTTGCACCATTGTAAACTTGTATTTTTTTATACCGGGTTTTTCTAAGTCTACATTTTTACCTTCAAAATAAATTTTAAAAAAAACCATTAGGCACTTACTAAAATCTTTTGATGTTTCTAATTGTTCATCGGTAACGCCTTCAGGAGCAAAAACAATTTTTAAAAATCCTTCCTTTTCAAACTCTTTGTAATTGTACAAGTGATAATTAATTTTTGCCATAGATTTCATATCGTTGGCAATCTTTAATGAGTTTTCAAAATCCGTGGACTTCAACTGTTCGATAGCGATGTAATCCTGTGCGCTTACCAATAATCCTATTAGCAAAGTGGCGAGTAAGAGTAGTTTTTTCATTATTATTTTTTAAGTTTTGATTTTTGAAATTCCTTATCGGCTACAATTCCGAAGCCTACCATTGATAATTTTGCGGCTCGAAATATTTTGCTAAGCTGTAGTGTGTGTTCAGCTAAATCTTGAGCAGTGAGAGAGACTTTCTTTAATTTACTTTCCATAATTCAAATATTAGAAGTCATTTAAAAAATCCTGCGCACGACTCTTGGCCTCATAAAAATCAGTTTTTGTCGATTTATATTCCGGTTTAAACCAGCATCCACTTCCTGAGTTTTTTAAGGAGGAAAACGTTTCTACTTCAATTTCATATTTACGTTCATTATCCTGTTCGGACTCTTGAATAGTTGTTTCTTTGTTTTCATCAATTTTACCATATATAGTGGATCTACCATATTCACCTACATCATATTTGAAATAATATGGGAGTTCAACTTCTATTGTTTCTACAACCGTAACGTTTTTTGTTATTTCAACTTTCATTGCCTTTTTATTAAGTTATTCAAATGTAGTATTTTTTCTAATACCTTAAATCCGTCCAGTGAATAATTTTTCCACTAAACCAACTATTACCAGTTTCAGTGTATTGTTCGTTGATACGTTCTAAAAAATAAGCATTAAACTCTTCAAGACTATCAAAACCATCGTTAATGGCTAATTCTTTTTTAGCATGGTGATATAAATAAGAATCGTCACTCCCGATGTATGAGCCTACTTTAGCAATTGTTATTTCAAGGTCGTTACCTCTTTTAGTCATAAACACTTCTTGAACGCTCACCACCGGCAGAACCGGAGCAAACCGAAACATATCTTTTTGACGGCAATTGATAAAGAAATCAATTTTGTTTCCGGCTTTCCAACGGTCTTTTTTATCTTCCCGGAATGTGTGGATTTTTGGAGTTATATGTTGTTTTGAAAAAAGATCATATCCTGTATATTTCCAAAAATTTAATAAATTAATTGGGGCTTTGTAGATTTCTATTCCTCTTAATATTTTCTCAACAAAGTATGTTGGCTTTCCGTTCATTTGTGTGCTAAAGGGTAGTATCATTTTCTTTTTTTTCTTTTAAAAGGTTAGAAAGTGGTATTCTAATACGGCTTTGGTACCGTTCTGACTGGATAAGCAAATCCAGTTCTTTGAGTTCGAGGTCGGAGCAGTTCTCAAGGAATTGCTCCGGTGTAATTGTTAGGGTGAAGACTTTGTTTAGGGTTGGCATAATTCAGACTTTTATCAAGTTTTGTTTGTGGATTGATTGATTACATCTAGGACAGTCGTAAGGTTCTACAAATACATCTATGTGGCCTCCTTGGTTAATACCGGTAACTATACATTCTTTTTGTGTATGCCGTTCTTTGTATTTTACGCCTATTTCAATTTTTTGATTTTCGTAAAATTTCAAGTCCTCCCAACTTTCAAAAGGGTGACAATTACATCCGTACATCCCTATTGGTTTTATATTTTCTGGCATTAGGCTGTTTTTTTAGTTCTACTCTCCTTAATCACCTCATTCCAAAACTCCTGAATTTCCTTGCTGGTGTAGTCGAGGTTGGCGAGTTGCTTATTGAAACTGTTTACTTGCTCTCGGATTTCTTGTAGTGTTACTTCCAAGCGGTTTATTGGCTTGCCTATTTCGATTAAAAAATCTTGATACAAAGTTTTGTATTCTTTATCGAATTTCATTAGGGTTGGGTGCTGCTTGATGTAATAAGCTATTGTGCAGTGATTTTTACTAAAAAAGAAACCGATTCTATGATAGGTTTCGCTTTCTTGCACTAGCTGTATGGCCACGGCAGCACGAGCTCGGCTATTGTCACGAGTACCTGTACGGTCTAATGGATCTACACCATAAACCTTTTCGGCCATTTCTACAAGAAAACAGGCGCGGGTTGGGTTTTTTAATTTTTGAGTTGTTCTCATTTTGTTATGCTTTTTGCCACTCATCTTCAAAGTAGCGTTGGTTTATAAATGTGGAAAGATGCGCTTTGGCAATTTGTTTTTTGGCTAGATAAATATTATATCCTTTGATTGCCATAAAGCATTTAATAACATCGGGTTCTTTCAATTTTTTGAAACTCTTTTCGGCTTCAAACTTTTTGACTTTGTTGTCGTAAAGGTTCCAAAGTGTCTCAAAACTATAATCGGGCGTTTCTTTGATGATTTCAAAGAGTTTAATATCTAGCTTCCACTCTTTGATTATCGACTCTTTATAGGGGAAATTACCGTCTTTAAACAGCCAGTCGCAGGATTTTTGAGTGAGTCCCATATTCAGGAATTTAACCTCTGCTATAATGCCGTTTAAATTGTATTTAAATACCCAAACTGAATCTCGTGTTTTGGCTCGAAGCGTGTAGGTGGTTAGCTGCTCCATATATCGGCAAGTTTAAAAATATTGGTTACACAAGGTATTTTTAAATTGACAGCAAGTTGCAGCTCCATCATTGCTCTAACACTTTGGGTATGGCAAGGCAAAAGATAAACAGCGTCGCAATCAATCAGTGCTTTGCAACATTTTTTCATTGCAACTTCCCAAGTTGCATCCCAATCGTTGACAACATCTAGTGGGTTTACAACTAAAAACCCGCATCTTTCGAGGTTAATTTGTACGTCTTCAAATTTATCGATAACCAGTTGGCGGTCTAATCCGGTTACTTTCCCGGCGATGTATATTTTCTTTTTCATTATGCTAATTGTTGGTTTAAATTATGTCGGATAAATCGAAGTACATTTCTATCGTATTCATTCATCGCGAAGTCGTCAACAATGATTAAGTAGTATTCGAGAAAGTGTGCTTCGTGGTATTTTAGCGAAAAGGAGTGTTTCTTTTTAGGGCTAAAAAGTGTTTTTTTATAAGCCTCCTCAACGTGTTTCTTTTTGAGTTTGATTACAATCTCGTCCAGGCAAGATCTAGCAACTTTTACGCTGCGATCTGTAATTGGAATCTTGGCAATATGGTTGAATGAAAAAACCAAAGATTCCAATTGCTGTAGTGATAATTTTAAGGGTACTTTCATTACATTAATTCGATTAAAAGTTTAATATCTTCGACTGTTATTTCACGGCCGTGCAATTTCTCACCGTTGAACTCTACATATCCAAGTAAAAATTGATGTCTAGCGCTATACTCATAAGTAATGTGCAGCTCAGAGTCGTTTTTATGAAAAGCCCACCAACGGTAATACTCACCGTGATCTAGTTGACCGCCTTCTATTTCTACAAATAGTAGTTTTTTAAGTTCGTCAATTGTAAATATTGGTTTCTTCATATCAGCAGTCTGTTTTAGGTTTTGTTAATTGTTCGCCACATTCGGTGCAAAATTCTGCGGTGGTTTCGCATCCGCATTCAGCGTTTAGGGTTCTGGTCTCGGCTATGTCGTGAGGACAAACTTCGGTGATGCTATATTTTGGTTCCATGATACAATCCACATTCGCCGCAGTAGAAGTTTCCTTTTTTCTCTTTTACCTCAGTATCAATTTCGCATTCTAAGCAATACAGCCTTTCAGCGTTTTCAATATCCTCGACCATATTCAAGGCATTGGACATACCAAGAAAAAAGCCTATCCAAAAAGCGGCACCAATTATTAGCAATGCTAATGCTATCATTAAAATATTTTGTAACATAATTATTTGTTTTTAGTTTTATACATTGAACCTACTATTCCTTTAAATGCTTCGATTATTTTTGAAACCTCCCACGGTTGCATTTTTTTGAGTGGTTTTTTTACTGGCGATAAATTGCCTTTTAACCAATCGCTCAAACGTTCGATATCTGCCACTTCGCCGTGTTTGCCATTTGGGGTTGTCCATTGTGCTGTTCGCATATAGGCAAGGAGCGTGAGGTGTTGGCGGTTGTCTTTATCGAATAATCCCCAATTGTCGTCTTGTGGTTCTGCGCCTGTTTGGGCTTTGATGATTCGAACCGCTTGCGCTTGTGTGAGAGGAATTGGTTTGGTTAGACTGGTTCTGCTGACGTCTCCGGTTACCCATTGCACCCATTCCTCTTTGATGTCTTCTTGGAAATTGGCGTTTTTGCGGATTTCCTTTATTTGATGGGCGGTGATGGGTAAATCATCGCCGTAGACTGGTGGAGCTTTAGTTGCTTTCATAATACGCATCATTTATTGAAAAGGTCACTCCGTAAAACCCTGAAACAATTAGTTTGTGTTTTCCTCCGGGATTGTAAAAAGAAATATTGAGAGGTGTGCAACGTGGGTATTTTGCGTTGAGTTCAGATTGTTTTTCTAAGATTTCTTTTTTTAACTGTGGAAGCTTCGAGGCATCAATCAGTTTAGATCTAAGTGAGTTTAGATAAGTGGCAAACTCGGCTTGGAGTTTGTTCTTGGTTTGAAGCGAGTTGGAGGCTTCGAGATAGTAGTGGGTTGGACTCATTTTGTTGTTGTTTTAAATTTGCTCCCGATGCAGGATTCGAACCTGCGTATGATGGTGCCTTGACATAATGGGTGGCGGGCTGCATCACTATTTAAAAAAGTCTATTCTCCCTTTCAGCTAACTTTTATCCTCCAAGGCAATCGGGAAACCGAATTAACTAACCTATTTTTTTATCAGAAATAGTATTCCAAGTACAATTAATACAGCTATTACAACTGTGCCCAGTATTAGTACTGGAGACAAAACCCACCACCAACTCCAGTCGATGTATTTTGTCAATTTTAAAGTGATGAACACTATTGTTAGTAATCCTGCGAATCCGATTCCTCCTGATGATGTTGAATTTTTACTCATTGTTTTTAGTTTTAATTATTATCCTTTATATTCTGCTTTTGTGTGTGTTTTGAAAGCTCCACTTTCAATCACGGCTTTCTTGTAATTGTTGAAAGCGTTAGTTTCCTGTGTGGTAAACTCCTGCCGAGCCACCCAATTGCCGTTCGAATCTTTATAGATTTCTTTGCCGTTGACGTTGTAGGATTCGTGATCTACTACGGGTATTATTTTTACGCTCATTTTCGAGTTGTTTTAAGAAGGTTTTGAATTTAAATCGAAGCCATTCGAGATAAGAAAGAATAGCTTTTGAGTTCGTGAGTAGCAGCAGAACCACTAATAGTACGATGGTGCTTATGTAGGGGTTACTCTGTTGCATCGTCTTGAGGAATTTCTTCGCTAAAGAATTCGAACTTATAACCGCTCAAAAAATCTACTGAAGACATAGACAATGGGACGTTGGTTTTCGAACCGTCTTCATTAATCAAAGCCGCTTCAATGAACCAAGAGGAGCGCACCGGTTTGTAGGATGCGGCGATGATGGAAACACCGTCCGTAAACTCTTCGTTGTCGAAATCTTTGGTTAGCTTTTGAAGTTCGAGCACTCTGGAACCTTTCAAGTTTCCTTTGGCATCTTTTTTCAAGAGGTTGAAAACAACGTTTACCAGTGCTGCGGTTTCTTCGTTGGTGGCTAGTGACGAAATGTAATTGTTTACCTTTTCGATTCCTGCTGTAACCGTATCGTCCCAGCCGTCGTTTATTCTGTAACCGATTGTAATCTCTTCGCGCTCGGTTGAAAAGGTGTGCGACTGTTGTTTTTGTTTCAGTCCGTAAACTTGGTTTTTCAAGTCCAAAATATCTTCAAAGAATTTGAAAGTTTCGGTTTTGGCATCACTGATTATTTCTGAAGCACGGCACAATTTAAACATTGCTTTGGGTACGGTTTCGGCTACCAGTGCTTTGTAGCTTTCGCGGTCTTGGTCTTTTTTGGCTTCGATTTTTGCCAAGGCATCTTTGAGCTCTTGTGCTGTGAATTGTGCAATTGATTTTGGTTGCTCTTGTGTTACTGTGCTCATAATTTTAATTGTTATTGATTTCTAATTTCTACTTTTTGGATAATAAATTGTATTTTGCTTTCGAGCTTCGGGTGACATTGGTAATATCGAACGTCCTGTTCTTTGTTACCTTCGTTCATTTGGCTGAGTAATGCGCCACGTTCTTGATTGATACATATTCTTTCGAGAGTGGTAAAACAGGCGGTTCTGCCGAAGGTTTGTTGGTCGCTGTCAAATACTAATACATCGTGCAAGTTTTCGAGGCGGTGATTTTTGTCGCTCATTGTTTTAGTTCTGGTTGAAGTTTAAACTATGAATTTTGATACCGGCTACTTTCAGACATTTGCCGTTTGTCGTTTTTTTGATTTCGTTAAGCAATACCATTGGACGTATGTTAAACATGTGGCAAGTACATTGCGAATAACAGCGTTTGAAGTCCTCCGTAATGATGGTTTCATTTTCTTCGTAGCGTTTTGTCAATTGTTCAAATTCTTTTTCACACTTAGAATATTCCATCATAAACCATTTATTAATGGAGGAATTGGCTAGCACTTTTTGAAACTCGTGCGTGTTGATGGTAACACTTTCACACCATTTGGCGTAAGCTCCGAAGATAAAATCCTCATACTCTTCAGGAGTCATCTTTAATTTTTGATTGATTGTTTTTGTCATGGCTATTTAATTTTTAAATCGAATTGGGCGGCTCCTTGCTCCCAAATAGTATAAGGCTCTTTATCTCCTCCAAGGCGGCTTAAACACATCGCCCGGTAACCTTCAACTCTGATTTTTACATCAGCATCATATTTCACAAACTTGGCGAGTGATCCCTCCGGGTTCTTGCCGTCTGCGTGGCTTATGAAAATGAACAGTTTATTTGTAAACTCCTCCTTGAGAAGTTTGAATTCCTTTTTTGTAAGTTCTGCGTGCTGCAGTGAGTCAATGAAAATAATATCAGGTGATTTCTTTCGTCTTAATCGCTCCTTTAGGTCTTCGGTACTTTCCCGGTTACCTATCAGAAAGCGGTTTTTGACTTCCTGCATATTCTGTTGGACAATGGCTCTTTGCATCGATTTGCGTGCGCCCTCTTCCAGTGTGTTATAAAACACTTTTCCTGATTTGGTCAGGGCTTTGGCCAGTTGAAGCGAAAACCCGGTCTTACCGTTGTAGCTTTCGCCCCAGATAATCCAAACTCCACTTCTTTCGGGTGTGCCTAGTAACTTTTTAAAGGCGGGTGGCAGATCTAATTCAATGAACTTTTTTTTGGTTATTTCGTCTATGGTTACGGCTCGTTTTAATGCCATTAAACTCTATTTTTTACAGCGTGAATTTTTCGTTTTACTCTTCTCAAATCGCCTTCAGAATCATTGAATATATCTTTGATGTCTTTAGGGCTTTCGACACCATTGGCAATGCATATTTGAGTTACATCCGTGAAGTTCACGCCTTTTAATTCTATGAATTTTCGGCCGATACGGGAGTTGATTTCTTTGTATCCTTTTTTGTTGAGTTTAATCCCTTTGTTGATTCTTTTAGAAAGATGATCAGTTGCGCAAAGAACAATCCCGCAATGGTCTTCAAGGCGATTGTATAAAGTGATAAAGAAGTAAAGAACGGTGTCTGGCAATTTGTCTGCCTCGTCTAATATCATAAGTGGACTGTCTTGTGATTTTAGTTTTTTGATAATTTCATTCATCATTTCGGCTACAGTAAAACCGGAATAATCTACACCCATTGCGGTTAAGAGTTGCACTAGGAACTCTTTGCGGTTCCAGTACTCGGCACAACTCAATAAATAGGAATTGCGGTTGTCTTGAGTATAAAGTTCGAAGGTCTTAGACTTACCGGAACCTGCATCACCGGTCATTGCAAAAACGTTCGCATTATTCTTGGCATCGTTTAGAAAGTTATTGATAAGTTTAAAATCGGTAGTTTCTACACAAACCCATTCTTTAGAACTATGTCCTATTTGTGAGGCTACATTACGCCACATCGTGTCGGATATTTGTTCCCAGTTGTTGTTGATGATTTGGGAAAGCAACGCGGGTGAAACACCGCTTAATGAATGTGCCGCCTTGTTTTGGCTTCCTTTTTGAGCGATGTAGGCGGTTAACTTTTCTTGGACTTGTTTTTTGAATTCAGTTGTCATACTTTTGTTTTTTAATAGATTAGGTTAATTCGGGGTGCAACCCGTTTTTACATTAATTGAGTATAGTCAAACTCTTGATCTTCCTCAGTGAGAACCGCTTCACTTACTTTCTTTTGATAGTTCGCGATGTCGGTTTTTTCTTTTTTTAATCTCTTGGTTTTGATGCCTTTTAGTTTTGGGTTTTTAAATCCGTAGCTTTCGGCAGTCATTTTGTGTTTTTCAAGATTCGCCTCCACTTTTGCTTCGGTTGAAATTCTAAGTTTTTTAGTGGCTTCGATTTGGTCTCTGTAATATTGGGCTTCCCAATCTTCCTGCTCTTGCTGTCCTCTGTGTATTTCAACTTTCGTTTCGGCGGCTCTAACAAATCTTAATCCTAGTGGCGTTTTCTTGTAGAGATAGATCAAACTCATATCGTCTGGGTCAAACTTGATGTGAAACTTTTGACCTACATTTTCAATATGCCAATCCTGGTCTACGGCTCTTGAATTTTCTTGATACACTACATAATCATACTGAATCGTCTTTTCTTTAAAGCTAATGCCGCTTGAGTGGCACTGAATTGGTTGATTTCTCTCAATCCAAAAGAAGTCAACCATTTGAAACGGCGTTACTTTTGGACAATCCGGGTTTTCGCTTTCAAAGTACATTTCAATTCTAGGCTTTCCGGTTTTTGGGTGAGTGGCTTGGTTCCACTCGTTACGTTTTTGCACGTATTGTTCCTTTAATTGGGCAAACGTTGGCAGCATTTCGGGATTAGCTAGAATAAACTCCATATTGGCGTGGCTCGAAACCTTTTTGGATGTGATGTTTTGTCCAGAGTAGTTTGGCAATTGTGCCAAGAACTGGGTTTGGAATCTTCCAAATGCGCTCTCTATGGTTTTTGATTTACCATTATAAGGCTGCGTTTTAATGGCTAAATGGCTAATTTTATCAAAGAAACCACCCGCGTGAAGCTTCTTGTTACCGGAACCATTATCTAGCGATATTTGGTAAGGCCTGTGTTCCGAAACTTGAATGGCCATTTTGTACGCTTGGTATCCTGCCTCGTAATCTTCCTTCTCTGAAATGTGGTACCCTAAAAATACTTCGCTGTAAGCATCCATAACCTCATACACATTTATGGTTTTCATTTTACCGGTTGCATCTTGATAGTAAAGGTTGATTTTGGTACCATCTGAATACCAAAGTGAATCTCTCATAGATGGCAAAGCCGTTTTGAATGACATAGTAAATTTTTCTTTAAATTTCAATTCGCCAAAACGGTATCCGTACCAAAGTGGTTCAATCTTTGGATCTGTCAGGAAGTTGATAATAGATTGCTCTGACTTAATCATTTTCCAATCTTGCTCCATAGCTTCGGTATTGTATTCTTTCAATAGTTGGTTGTAATTGGCGACACGTTTAACACGGTCACACCATCTGGCCAAAACAAATGACTTGGCATCATCGTTAATTTTCTCCGCATTTTTGGATCCAAAAGCCTTGTGAATAAAAACCCCGTAACCATCGTTTAAGTACTGTTTAACTTTGTCTTTAAGGATTCGTGGGTTTCTTGGAAGCGAGTGCGGATAAGTATGTTTTGGAAGTTCTGAAACCACCTCTGCAATACGATCCCAAACATTCACTTTTGTACCGGCCAAAGCTTTGCGCTGCGCTAATTTTGAATTTACAATAGTATTGATGGCATTGGCTATTGATGCATTCCAACAATACTCCTTGATGTTTTTATCCGGTAGTGCCTCGCCGCTGTCGAGCGTATAGTTTCTATAAAATTCGTAGGCCTTTTGATCGTCAAGTATATAATCAGTAAATGTGATAGTCGTCACCTTTGCGTAAGGATCCCCGGCTAGTTCAATTACTTTATTTTTTATATCAGATCTCATAGTGTCGAATTGTATTAGTGCTTTTCGGCCGTTGCCGCCTGTGGTCTTTTTGTTAAGGTGACCTCTTCTTACAAGAGCATCATAATTACAGCTTGTAATTATACCTGAGCTTATAAGCCAATTGGCGTGGACACATAGAATATTATTTTGATAGTATTCGAACATCTTAATCCGTTTTAGGTTCTAAAATCTTTAACATTGATTTTGCATCCTCAATAATTGCCTTGGCTAGTTCCGTATTTTCCTCTCTCTCACCACGTAACACAAGTCTTATGTAGGTATCAGTACAGTTATGTTTGTCTGCTAAAGCCGACTTGTTAATTTTTTTTCTCTGTTCTTTTGTGAAGTGTGACATATTTTTAGTTAGCTTTGTTTTGAAATCTGAAACAAATATATAAACAGTATTCTAATTCACAAACACTTTTCTAATTTATTTTAGAATATTGTTTAAATTATTTTTAAGTTATTGAAAATGAAACCCATTGAAAGAGTAAAAAAATTGATAGATTACCTAGATATATCCATTAGCGCATTCGAAAAAGCTACTGGAATGTCTAATAATTCAATTCAAACAGCCATCAAAAGGGTTTCTAATCTAAAAGATGACACCTTAAACAGTATTCTAATTACATATCCGGATGTTTCTGCGGAGTGGCTTTTAACCGGTAAAGGATCTATGTTTTCCAAAGACATAAATTTAGATACCACCATATCGGAACCAGGATCACAATACGGAGTTACAAATGAGCTATTAAAAGAAAAAATAGCTTTCCAGTCAGAACAAATTGACTTTTACAAGTCAAAAATTGAGTTCTTAACGGATAAATTAAATGCAAAAAAAATCCCCGAGGGTAAAGTTCTCGAGGAGGGTATGAATATTATCGACAAAATTCAGGAGTCATTGAGTAAAAAAAAACTTAGTTGAGATGTTCATCTTCACAAAGTAGGAGGTCTTCAAGTAACTCAATACAAATCTTTCCTTCCATAAATAATCTGCGTAACATTCTCACGTATTGATACTTTCTATAGCTGTAATCTATTTTATTTAGGGGCATAAAATGGGGTTTAAATTAACGCTCTAATTTAAATACGCGTGAAAATTATTCTTTACGGTTTTCCACATTTGTACAGGAATCAAGAGTGTTTTTTTTTGAAATTATTTTTTTTATTTTGGTTTTAGCAGGAAAACCAGTGTTAGCCCTTATGAATAGGGCTTTTTTAATTTATGTATTCATAAAAACAAGGGTATTAAGTGGGTAGTTAAACACAAAAAAAGGTGTTATTTGAGCGATTTAATGTTTTATATATTATTTAATCTATCTTATTATTTTGATTTTTGTATGTGCAACTGTATGTGCAACTGTACGAGCAAAGTATAATTTTATTAATTTGCTATAATTTTCAAACTATCCCATTATGAACTATTAAACAGGCTTTTTAAAGTGTTTAATAACTGTTTAAACACTAAAAAATAACCCCCATTTAGTAATAAAATGGGGGTTTTAGCTATATTTGTCCGGGTTAATGGTAGTAAGCCGTTTAAAGCGTTTAAAAATGGTACTAGCGATGGAAGTTCAATGATAGTAAATAGTAGATAAATGCACCTTTTATTTTTGGTGTGTTCTCGACCTTTTTTATTGTGAAGTATTGATTTTATTGGTTTTTTCGACCTTTTTTGTGTTAGGTATTATGTATGTTTTATTTTATAGGGTGTAATTTAAACTTCATATTATGAAAAATAAAATTTTAATTATGCTTAATTATATAATACTAGCACTCCTTTTTATCAATTGTGATACTAAAAATGATGATTTTAACTATGTACCCGAAGAAGGTACAACGACAACACAAGTATTAATTAAAACAGATAAGGCAAAATATTTGCCTAATGAAGCTGTTGTTTTCACTGTTGACAAGGTTGTTGCCAACAGTAAAATTAGATATAAATATCTAAATACTATATTGTTAGAGCAGCCCTTAACAAATACAAGTTGGACTTGGACTCCTCCCTCTACAGATTATCGAGGATATATGGTTGAAGTG